TACCACTATGCGACAATTTCATTATACCACTATATGTAGTATGTCAAGGTTTATTCTTCAACTAATCCTGTAACTCTACGACCACGCCTAGCAGCACCACCAACAGGTGCAAACCTACTAGCTTCTTCTGCTTCTAACAATCGTATTTCTTCTAATTCTTCTGGACTTTGAAATACTGCTGCTTCTGTAAACTGTTCTAATGTAAACTGTTTAGGATCAGTTACGCCACCTCTAGCTTGTAGTTCTTGTAGTCTTGGTAGTTCTGCTTGTGCAGTAGTAAACAACTGTCTGGCTTGTGCTTGTGATATACCAGCTCTTTGTAATCTCTGTGCAAAATCTCCTGATATTTCAAACCCTGCTCTTGCTGCTTCTCCACCAATTTGTGCAGTAGTTATTCTACCTGCAACTATTTCCTCACCTACAGTTGGGTCTAATGCACCAACAAAAATAGCTTCAGGTGTTAGTTCTAAACCAAAGTTCTCTCTATAAAACTCTGTAACTTCTGGTATGTTTTCTTGTATGCCTTGATACACAGCATCTACTCTTTGTGCAAATTCTCTAGCAGATACTTCACCTTCTATTAATCCTGTAAATCTATCTGTTAGTAAATCAACTGATGTGTTTCTTGGAATACCATACTCTTGTAATGTACCTATGTAACTTTCTTTTAATCCTGTATAAGTTACTTCATCAAACTTAACTGTACCATCAGGTCTTTTGTTACCAGGAAATGCTATCTCATAAGCATCACTTCTTCTAACTTCTGCAATAGCTACCTGTGGATCGCCTGTTCTTGCCCACTCACTAGCAAATAAATTTAAAATATCAGGTGGCATATTAGGATATAAACTCTGTGCTAATTCAGCGTATGTTGCCATTATACATTAACTCCTAACTGACTTACTGTGCCTTGTCCTAATCCCTGTTGTAATGCTTGTGTTGCATCTTGTGTAACTTGTGTAATATCTTGCTCCAGACCTTTCTCTCTAAGTGTAGTTTGTGCTGATGCAAAATCATTAGACTTAACCATTTCCTGCCACCAACCTTGTGTTTCATCTGCTGTCTGACCCCACACAGAAGTTGTTAAGTTTCTCCAAGGTCTTGCAATATCTTCGTATGTAAGCTCTGGATTTGTGTAATTACTAAATGCAGCAAGTCTTGATTGTTTTAAAGATTGTACTAACTGATCTTTGTATTCAGGGTCATCTCGTAATCTACCTGCTATTTCTGCTACTTCATTATCTGTTAGCTTACCTAATGAAGGTCCTAACCATTTGCTGTATAACTCTCTAACTTCTCTTTCTCTCTCTGTTGTTCTATCTACACCAGTCAAAGCAGTAGAAGATAAGTAATTTGTAAAACTTGTATCTCTTTTACCTTCAGCATATGGGTCAGCAAATAAACTAATTTGTTCTGTTGTATATGTCTGCGACCATTCTCCTGATACATACTTACCTGCAATCCAATTAATTAATGCTTCTGGTGCATTAGATACACCTGCTGCTTGTAAAGAATTAGCAACTGCTATTTGTGAATCTGTTGTAAGTTGTGTTGCTGTTGATGGATCTTCGTAGTAAGTTCTTAACCATTCTCTTTCACTTTCATTGTGTGTTTGATACCAGTTAGTTGTTTGCCACTCTGCATCTGTAACTGTTCTACCTTCTACAGCAGCTTCAGCTATCAATGAAATCATTTCTGGGTCTGTAATCCAAGGTGCTACTTGTGATTGTTCACTTATAGTTTCTACAAAACTAGCAAATGGATTATCTATCTCTGCTGATAGTTGGTCAGTATTACCTGTAACTATTGCAATAGAATCAAAAAATGCTTGGTCCATTGTTGCATTAGGTTGTGGTGCTGTTGCTTCAGGAGATAATATACCAGCATTAACTAAATTATTATCTTTTACTTCATAAGCCATATAAATAGGATTGCCTTCATAAACTTCTCCATTTGCACCAGGCACTTCATACACGACATATAATGAATTATTCACATTCCACAACAAACCATTTTCAGGTATATTTATAAATTCTGTAAATGCTGTATTTGTTATTTGTCCTGTTCCTGTTGTTGTTGGGGTAGTAGTAGTTGTTGTAGTTGCAGTAACAGTTTCTGTATCAACAGTATCTAATGCGTTATTTATAGCATTCACTTCTCCTTGACTAATAGTTCCATTACTTAATAAATCATTTAAACTATCTTTAGTTGTATTAACAACTTCTTTTTCTGCACTAGAAATAGGTTGTGGAGAATCATATTTTCTAAGTAATCTTATACCTTCTGCTAATGTTTTAGGTATTTTTGCTTTTTCTAATGATTTTACTGCTGAAGCTATATACTCTGCATCATCACCAAATTTAGAAAAGTCTTGTACTTCTTTTGTTGTTGGAGTAGATGTCTTAGGTCCACTAGATGTTGGTTGATTCAGTAATCTTTTAGCTTCTGCAAAACTCATAGGTGCTTGTGTATCTACACTTGTTGCTGTTGCTGCTGCTGCTAACGCTGGGTCTGTATCTTGTGGTAAAATGCCTTCCATAGCATCTCTAATAACAGATTCTGATCTATCTAATTTTCTTGTTAAAGCAAATATTTGTGATCCGTTAAGACTATTACCTTGTTGTATATAAGTTTGTACATCTTCTAACGATTCAATATCTTTATATTCCATTATAAAATCTTAGCTCCTGCACCACCTGTTGGTTTACTTTTCTTAGGTTTTGCTTGTTCAAACATCTTTTCTTCTTGTACGCCTTTGCTTTCTAACAGGTCTTGTTTAACTTCATCTCTTTTCATATTAACAGTTTTTTCAGCTCGTTTAGCCAATTCCTCTCCATATGGCTCAAATTGTTGTTTTGCTCCAGTAGTAGCTGTTACACCTGTACCTGGCAAGATAACATCTTCTCCTTCTTCTAAACTGTATGGTTTTAGTTTTTCAATAATTATATCAGTAGGCATAACTTTACTACCTGTATCTAATACTGTATTAATAAATTCATAATCTATGTCGTATTCTTCTTTTTTTACAGGAGCAATACCATAAGGTGCTGTCATAGAATTAAACATATTTATTGCTGTATTAGTAATTATTGTTGGAACTTCATCTATTTCATTCAATGCTATACCAGCAGCCATTAATCCTATTACTCCAAATTCCCAAGCATCTACTGCTTTTACAACTAAACTACCAGGTTTTGCTAATTGTTTTGTTTTTGTAGTAATTAAATTTTTAACACGATTTTTAACAACAGTTTCTAATGGTAAGTTATCTACAAAACTTGTAGTTGTTCTACCTAAGTTATCTACCCAACTGTCAAAGACTAATGGATCATTTAACTTAGCTGCACCAAGAGAACCACCACTAAGAGAACCACCAGGTGTGTCTATAAAAGTATTTACTCCTGTTTTATATATACTGTCATCAGGTAATTCATCATAAGTAATTGCGTTTATTCCTATAGATTGAAAAAACTTTTTAATGTCATTTTGAGTTGCAGATGTTCCACCTGGACCACCAGGATAAGTATAAGTTTCTAAACCAGATACGCCTCTACCAGGTTCACCTAATTTAGTTTCTATCGCATATTCTGTATTAAAATTTTTGTCAGCTTCTGTTAAATCTCTAATTAATTGTTCTATTGCATTGTACGCATCAGTTGTTGAAACATTTTGTACTTTATTTCCACCTTTAATTTTTGTAATAAATGGATTGACTGGAACATATATTTTTTGACCTGTTTCTTGTGCTACTTCAAATAAAGCTCTTAATCTATGATTGCCTTCGTTTATTTGTACATTACCAGTATCATCAAAAAATACTGCAAATACATTTACACCCTCGTTAGCATCATCATACATAAATCCTTTTTCATATATTGTTTCTTTCATAATGTCTATATAATCATCTGGCATACCCCTAGTATCTGTTCTTCTGTCATATTGTACATAAGGGTATAATTCTTCTACATCTACATAAGCAATATTATTACCTTTTACATTTGTATTTCCACCAGTAGTTCCTGTAAGGTTTATATCATCTACTACATTTGTAGGTGTGTCTAATTTTTCAACTTCATAACTTTCTCTATCATAAGCATTAAGCATTTTGTCAGTTTCTGGATTTACTCCACGATATTTTATTTCGCCTATAGGTTTTATTTCTACATTTTTATTATCATCTATTAAAGGTACTATTTCATAATTTACACCATAATTGTGTGGTTGCCCTGTAATAGGAGTTCCTATTGCTTTATATCCTAAACTTTTTATAATAGATATATTTTTATTCCAAATTTCTGGTGGTATATTCATTTGTTGAGATATTAAATAATGAATAAGTGTGTTCTTATATTTAGGTTTTGTAAAAATAGATTGAGGTTGTAATGCTTTCGCTAAATCAGGATAATCGTTCAATGTTTTATTAAGCTGTAATATTTCCTCAGGTTTTATATTTGTATTAAAACCATAAATTTTATTATTTTCCCTGTACGAATATTCTTTTGAATATAAAAAATCAGTTGCAAAATAACTTTGTTGACCCATTCCTGATGTTCCACCATCACCACTTATTTGTTTAAAATTTGAATTAATTAATCTGTTAGGGTCATCTGTAGCTCTAAAAATAATAATGTTCCCATTAGCATCTACATTAACTCCAACACTGGGAAATTTATCATTATTTTTTCTTGTATAAAATTCTACATAATCAACACCACCTAATTCTCGTGTTATATTATCTAGTATATTAGATTGTTTTGGTGTATCATCTACTACATTTGTAGGTGTGTTATCTTCAGCCATTGTTTACTGCATCCAAGTATTGTTGAAATGCCTGTTCTACAGTTTGTGCGTATTGATTAACCTGATTAACTGGTGTTTGACCAATCTCTCCTCTTTTAACTTTTGCTTCTACAACTGCATCAGCAAAATCTCCTGCTTCTGCTGGAACTTGTGATTCAAAACTAGGTCTAAAACCACTTGCATTTGCTTTAGTCATAGCATTTAATATCTGTGCAGCAACTATTCTTTTATCATCTACTTGTTTAGCTATAACAGGTGGAGTTGGTGGACCTTTAACTGTTCCTGGCATAGTAAATGTTTTCATTGGAACTTCCATAGTCATTAATTCTTCACCAATTTTTGTATTCATTTCATCTACATAATCTTTAATAGTTTGACCATTAGCATCTGCTAAATCATAATTTATAGTTCCATTGTTTACTAACTCATTAGCTTTTCCAGCACCTGCAAACCAAGCAACTGATACTGCATCCCAAGAACCATATTTATTAAAATATTGTTGTGCTTTAAATTTAGCAACTGCATCTTGTGCTTTTGGATCGTGCCAATCTGCACCTTCAAATCCTGCTTCTTTTGCCCAATTATCCCAATTAATATCTAGTATTCCGTAACCACCTAATGCTTGTACTCTAATGGGTTTACCTGTTGCAAAATCTTCTATTATTGATGGTGTATGTAATACTTGATAATTACCAGAACTTTCTTGCATTAACAATGCTTTTAAATATATATCTATTAATGCTGGGTTGCTGTCATTGTTCATTTCTTCTACCATAATACTACCTTGGAGCACCTGTGATGCTATTAAGAATGATACGATTAGTGGCTTGAATATCACGATTAGCACCTAACCTTTCCTGTTCTTTTTCTGTTACTTTATTAAATGTATCTAACATTCTAGCACCAGGATCAATCGCTGTAACCCCTTCTTCTACTTTTGGTTGTATGTGATTACCATAATCTTCTAATGTTTCTGGTGTTACATCTACATCTATAGGTGTTTCTAATGCTACTTGTTGTTCATATGCTTTTTTAGCATTTGCAGAATAAGTATCTGCTAATAACTTTAATTCATATTCTTTAGGTTTTCTACCTAACTCTGATTCAAATAAACCATTTATGCTGTTAGATATAGATTTATAATCAGGTGGTAAATATGCAGCTACTTGTTCTGGTTCTTGTATTGGATTATCTAAAAATAATTGTAAAGTTGTTTGCCAACCTTTTTCTGCCTTACCTTCACCATTTTGGTTAGCTAAAGACATTAGTTCATACAACGCAACTCTATCGTGTTTACCCCATACTCCTGCTCTAAATGGTCTATTAACTTTACTACCTAACAAACCTGCATTTATTAAATCTGCTTGTATTACTCTTATTTCTTCAGGCATTAATGCTTCAGGTGCATTTTGGTCGCCATCAACATAAAAATTATCTGCAAAAGCACCAACAGTTGTAACTTCACCACCATAATTAATTACTGTGTTTGCATCTACACCTAAAAAACTTGTCTGTTGTCCTGACAAAGCAGCTTGTATTGCTGCTGATACGCTGTCTTGTTGATCTGTTGGTTGATTTAAACTCCATTGAACTACATAATCACTCCAACCAAAATTGTTAGCAATTAGAATAGCATCTTCAACACCATCTGCTTTTTGCAATTCTGCAATCTGTGATTCAGTAGGAATAATAGGATTTTCACCTGCTAAAGGTTGCTTTACAAGTGCTAGTATTTCTGATATAAACTTTTCTTTTTCTGTCATTATTTTCCTAATCCTAATTGTACTATTAAATCATCTTCATATTCAGGTTCTATTTCTCTTGATAATAGAGTATCAAACATAGGACCAAACTTTGGTGTTTCTGCAATAATTTTATTAGCTTCTTGTCGTAAAGCTGCTCGTACATTAGCGTAATTTTTACCTGTTTTCCATATAGTTTCTGATTTACCAGCAGCAACAAAACTATCTATAATTTGTTGTCTAATAGCTAAATACTTTTTAGCAGCTTGTAATGTTTCATAATTTTGTAATTCTGGGTCATTAACCATTTTAATTAACTGGTCTATTTGTTGTTCTATAGTTGGTTTATTAGGAGAACCTACAATACCAGGTTGTCCATAACCCCAATATCTTTGTTCTAATTCTTTTTTCTTAGCATCTCTTAATGCCTTAGCTGGTGCTGTATTGTTACCAACAATGTTTATTGTTCTTTCGTATTGTTCTAATGCTACTGATCCTAACAATTTGTTTTTAGCAATAGCCCATTGTTCAGGTGTTCTATATACTCTTGCACCCTCTAATAATGATTTTTTATAAGCATCAAAAGAAAACTCTGCATAACTTGGTGGTGGTTCTAAATACCAAGCAACTAATGGATATTTTTCGTATATCTCCATATTCTTTTTCATCCAATCAGCACCTTCTACAGTTGTTGGATATTTTTCTATAGATATAGTTTTAGATACAGTTAAAGGTAATGGATTAATACCATAAATTTCTATAAACTCTTGTGTTGCTAAAGCATCATCAAAATTTTTAGATTCTTTAATTTTTCTGTATTCATCAGCTAATGTTTCAAACATAAAATAATCTAGGTTTTTATCTGTTAATTCAAATATTGGCGAAGCTGCACCAGCAGGTCCTAAGAACTGTGATACTGCTCTAAATAAAAATATACGCTGTGCTGCATCAGTTGCTATTTGCATACCTTCTTTAGCTTTTTCCTCTGTGCTGTCATCAATAACACCTGCATACAACAATGCTTTGTATGTATCTATAACAGTATTACCAAATGCACCTTGTGCGTTTTCGCCTTTATTAAATATAAGTTTTTGAAATTTATCAAACCAAGCAGGTTTAATACCCAATGCTTTAAACCACTCATCTTCGTTATTGACATCTAGTGGTGGAAATTCACCAAATAATATTTTGTTTACTAATCCTTCTTCAGGAAAGTTTTTAAATATAAAAGCAGCAGGTATCTGTACGACAGGTCCAAAACCTGGTAAAAGTCCTGCTGCTATGTTTATACTTTCTGCATACACAGGCATATTTACTCGTACATCTTGATTAGGTGCATCTTTAAACATCCAATCTTGTAACAATCCTGTACCTGGATAATTAAATACTGCTTGTCCATTAATAGGGTTTTTGTAAATAAATCCCCCACCTTGTGATCCAAAAGTGTCATTTTCTTGTGCTGCACCATCCCATATAGTTCCTGTTCTTGCAGCTACTTGTGGATTGTTTTTCATAATACTTAACCAAGTAGTTAATACCTCTTGATAGGCATTACCAAATGGAAACAACCAACGACTTGCTTCCCAAAATCTTCTTTTTTGTGTAATGTCATATAATAATTTTTTGGTTTGCTCAACTCCATAACCTTTAGCCATTACTTCTATAAGCTCTGCATCATCAATTCCATTTTTAGCAGAAGCTGTATTTTCCATTCTTTTAATAATTCGTTTATTTATTCCTGCTTTGTTTGCACCTTTAATAATTTTTTGTTTTACATTTTCAGAGCTAATAGATATAAGTTCCTCTGATTTTTTCCAATAAGATGATTTAAACACAGGTATTCTTGACATAGCATTTGTTGGCGTAGTCATAAAAAAACGAAATGCTCTTTCTACTGCTACATCATAAAAACCAGAAGGCACATCAATATCTGGAACTTTATAATCTACTTTTTCTGGTAAAACTCCACCAAATTTATCTATGTAATTATCTAAAACTTTTTGTTCGTATTTTGTAACTTTTCTTTGTAATTTATCTGCTTCTTTCATAGGTAAAGCATTTTGATCTAATAAATCTAAATCTGTTTTTTTTGCACCAATATTTCTCGCTGTATCTAAACTAACTTCAACACCTTTAGCATTTTTAAATTTTCCTGTAATTACTAAATTATACAAATCAGGATTTACAGTTGTTCCATCTTTGGACAAAAAACCTTTTAAATTATTACGCATACCAAGAATAAACCAATCTATTGCATCATCATATTCTTTAGAAGTTAAACCTGCTGTTCCATCTAATACTTTTAATATATTTGTTTTACCTTGTGTTAAATTTAACATAGCTTCTCTGTATTGATTGTTAGGTGTTTTTAATAATTTTGCTAACTCTGCAAAACCTTGTGATGGATTATTTGATAATTCTATTTGTGCAATTTTTTTACTTATTGTATCTGTATGAAGAAGATTAATCATTCTCCATTGACCAGCAGTCCAATCTTTAAATTTTTGAGATTTAGATGCTTCATCAAATTTTAATTGATTACTTAATATTATTTTTTGATTTTTAGTTACTTGTTTTCCAATTTGCCCTGATGCTGATTCACTTATACCTAATTTAAAGTTTGTAGTATTTAACCAACCTTCTTTTGCATAACTTCCTCTTACACCAATACTGTCATCAAAAATTCTAGCAAGTAGTCCTATTGGATGGTCTAACACACCCAATGCACCATTTGCTACAGCTCTTAATTGTTCTTCTACTATTACTCTTACTGTCCAAGCAGGTCTAAGCAATACAATAGGTTTAAATATTTGACCTACATAAAAATCAAAAAATCTTGCAATACCTTCATCTCCTACAATTCTTTTAGCTTCTAAAAAATTACCATTGAATTTACTGTCTAATGTTTTTGTAAGTTTTATAACTTTACTTGGATTTTGTAATTTTAAATCTTGTGTAAGCATAGATTCTAAAACTGGTCTTGCACCAAAATTAGTTGCTAATTCATCTATTTGAGCATCAGTTAAATCATCTACTAATCCAGCTTCTTTAAATTTAATTGCAAATTGATCTGCAACTCCTTTAAATTTATTTAATTCTGGTAAAAATTTATTTGTTTGTGATTGTTCTTCTAATATCCCACCAGTTGTAGAAAATACATCTCTTATTAATTCTTTATTAGCTGTAGTTAATTTTCCTGTGTTTTCTAATTCTTTTACATATAATTTTTGCAAATCTACAAAATCATCCATAACTTGATTTATTATAAACCTACCTCTTACAGCAGGATTTTTTATATTTTTTTGTGTTATTTCAGTAATTAAATTTTTAACTCTTGTGCTTCTATTAGCAAGTTCATCTTTAGGGTCAAGAAGTTTTAAAAATTTTGTGTATTCAACAATTAATTTGTCTGGATTATTTGCACTTAGTTTAGTTTCATATAATGGTCCAAAATAATCATCTATTGACCTTCTTATAGTTCCTACTTTTTGAACTAAAAATTCAGGTGCAATTCTTGCTGTTCTACTCATTCCAGGTGTTATTGGAACTACACCACTTGTAGCAGTTGCTAAAACTTGTGTTTTATCATACAATAAATTTTTAACTGCTGCAATAGCTTCTTGTTCTGGCAAATTATCTGGTAAATCAAATAATGATGTTGTAAATTTTGCAAAATCATCACTTAATGCTTCATCTTTAATTACAAATTGATTTACTAATTTAAAATTAGATTTTAATAATATTTCATCTGGTTTGTTTCTATTGTCGTACAAAAACTTAGCTAATACATCTCCTTGTTTACTATCAATAAATTGTTTAGCAGAAGTTTTACTAAATGATTTTCTTACAAATCCATTAAGCAATCCTAAACTATCAGCACCTTCATCAGTAAGAGTAAGCATACTTCTACCTGCTTTAACAGTTTTAACAGCTTTACCTGCCCAGAAAGTAGGGTCAAGTAAGTTAAGTCCTAAATCAATAAGTCCTGTATAAAAATCATATGCTCTATCTTCAGGACCTGCAATAAACTCTAGTGGTTTAAACAACACACGACCTGGTGTCATATGTGGACTTTTACCTCTTGCAATTAACGCAGCAGCTCTATCTCCATCAAACTGTGCTACTTTTTCTTGTTCAAATACTTTGTCAAATACATTAACTCCAAGAGATGCAGCAGCAATCTGTCTTGCTCTAATTGGGTCTGCACCTTTGTCTATTAAATCTCTATATGTTTGTGTTTTTTCAGGATCAGTAGATTGAAACAATGCTGTACCTAAATCTATCTTTTGTCCTTTTTCTTTTGCTTCTCTCCAATATGCAAATGGTTCTATCTGTGCTTTTTTATATGCTTCAGAAAATGTTGCACCTTGTTGTACTAATCCAATAGTTCTTATAGGTTCTGCTATAACATTTTCATAAAGAGAACGAACACCTAACAAACCACCTTTTAGTGCTAACTCACCAAAACCACCTGTATCAGGATTTACATTAAATTGTTCAAATACTGCATTTTTAATTGCACCATAAGTTTTCTCTTTAGCTTTACTAAAAAAATCTGTAAGACCATCTACAAAAGAATTATCTGCTTGTTGTTTAGTTGCTTGTACTAATACAGAACCAGGCACATTAGCACTTTGTTGTTGTATAGCACTAAGTCTATTTGCTTCTTCTGGTGTAACCATTAGATGTATTCTAGTAAGCTGTCATCTCCTGTTTCCAGCCAACTATTGTATATAAAATCTCTTACTTCTTCAGCTTTCAATACTTGTTGTTGTGGTTGAGGATTTATACCTGGACCAAAAGGTAATCCTGCTGTAACAGGTTCTGATGGTCTTTGTGTTTCTGCAAATATATCTATTTGTGGCATAGGTCTTGCAACTCTAGGTTGTGCCTGTGGCATTGTAGCTTTTGGTAATGGTGCTGCTTGTTGTTGTTCTGTTAATGCTTTTTGTTCGCCATAATCAACACCAGGTATTCTACGAACTGCTTGTGTTGTATCTTGTGTGTTAGGTGGTGCATACATTACATTTGCATTTCTATTTGTTACACCTTTGTTGCTAGAACTCCTCGTTGCCATTTTGCTCCTCATCATCATAAAACATAAAAGTAGAACTTATAATCATATAGCCAAAAGGAAATACTAATGGTGGCATATCATCTCTGTACATTTTTGGAGAAAATGTATGTTCTTCCATTAATATATCATCTCCCATTTCATCAACATCACCAAGTGAGTTGTGTACTATATCTGCAAATTCTCTGTTAAATGACATTATCCACCCATACCTTGTAGTAATTGTGCTATGCCTGGTGGTGGACCTTGTGGTGGTAAGGTCGCACCCCCAAGCAAATCTTGTTCTGCTTGTGGTATTTCAGGTTGTTCTGCTGTGTAAAATTTATCTAAAATACTTTGCATATCATCAGGTTTCTTTCTTATCTGTATAACAGCCATAGTAGCTTTAGGATCACCCTGTTGTGCCTGTGCTAACAAAGAATCAAACAATACTTTTTCTGCTTTTTCTTTTGTTATTCTGCTGTTTACAGTTGTAAGGTTATCTAAACCATCTAGGTTTTCTTGTAATGTCTGTGTGTCTATGATACCTGCCTGTAGTAGTTGCAGCCCTGTTACTATTTTTTGTGGCTCATCATATCCAGCCATAGCACCATACACTCTGCGTGTCTTGTATGCACCTTGTATATCTACACTTGGGTCATACTTTTCACTAAAAAATTGATTATTGTAATAACCTGATAAATCTTTTGATTTACCACCATACATCTTTTGATCCCACTCTAATCTTTTAGAATCAATCATCTCTATAGCATCTGCCATAACTGTATGATATTCTCTAATCATTAATGACATAGATGCACCTAATTCTTCTAATCCTCTACCTGTTGCAAAACTAAGTGGAGATTGTGAATCATCAGATACAGGATAAGAGCCACCAACACGAAGTTGTCTTTCTATTCTGTCTATTTGTTGAAATATCTGATATGGAACATTAGATGCAGGTTTACTGACTTGTGTACCTGGAGCTAAATAGTTTACAGCAAATCTACCTTTACGATATTGTCCTGATTCTATCTCTCCTGATATGTTTGTTTCTGTAAATACTGCATCTTCCATAGCTATTATTGACATTACATTTATCTTTGCCATAGAAGCCA